TCAGCACAGCACGACGATATCGCCATCGGCTACCCGCTCAGACAGAGCGGTCAGCTTGCCGATGCCCTCCCGCAGGAATCGGCCGAGCTGCTCGATGCATTCGCGCTGGTCCTCGGTGAGGCTGAACTCGGCCTCCATCGCTTCCATCAGATCAAGGCAGCACTGGTTGAGAAACCCCACCTCCAGCAGCTCCGCCCGCAACCTCCGTCTAAGCACCTCGTCCATACCAACATCCCTATCTACTCCGCACATCAGCCAGGGACCGTAGCAAAAAGGCGACGTTGGTCACAATTATCAAAACGCTTAGGACTGGGGGAGCGGATAGCGTTCTTTGATCGCCTGCACGGCCGCGACCCATGCCTCCAGGTCCGGCTCGGTGCCAGCGGCTATGGCGTCAAACTCGGCCTCCAGGCGCAGCGGGTCGGACTCGGTGCGATAGGCCTGGCGGCGTAACTCCTGGACTTCGGCCAGGAGGTCGTCGGGATGGAACGCCAGGTCGCCGACCGGGACGCCAGCGAGTGCGGCGGCCTCGTCCAGCGAGCCGGCCCACTCTGCGAAGAACTCGCCTTTCAATAGAACTCGTTTCGTCATTGTCATGCGCTCTGTGAGTTGACGGTTGCAATAGGCGCGACGTGGATGCCGGGATCGACCAGGCCGCCGAAGAATGCCGGACAGGCCATAGCTGCACTGGCGCCCAGCGACATATAGAGGAACGGGAAGCCGTTGTCGTAGCCCTGCGCGCTCTTTTTGGAAATTCTGACGTGCTTCCATCCATCGGCCGGGGTCAGCACCTGCCCCGGCAGTACAGGCGCACCATTCAGCCATATCTTGTAGTCAGTCGTCGGGGCCGTAACCGGCATGAAGTGAAGCGATCCGGCCTCCGCGCGTATCCAAAGAACCGCAGTACACCAGCCGTTGGCGATGAAGAGCGCCCTCGACGAGTTCGTCATCTGGAGATAACGGGTCGTGCCGTCGGCGCCCGTAGAGCCGGTCGTTGCGTTGGGGCCAGCGGTCAGCACAGCGGTATAGAATTCCACGCCATAGCGCGCCAAGCTGCCACTGGACCGCCCCATCGCCACCAGCAAGTCCTGGACACGTTGATTCAGATTGCCAGCCGTCCCGCCGTTTGTGGTGTTGTCGTAGATGTACTTTCCGCCGTCAGCGATTGACGCGCCATTCCATGGCGTCAGGAACGTACTGGAAAAAGCCTCAGTGAATCGCAGGATTAGCGGGTTGATACTGCCTGCGTACCGCCCGCTATCGGGCATCAGATTGAGGAACGGCATGCCGTTGAGGTCTGCTCCGGCAGCGGTTCCCAACTTCCCCCACGCCCCGTTGTTGCGTGCGTAGTTGCTGCGGTCGCTCGGCGCGTCCGACATACCGCCCACCAGCTCGACCCACGCCGTGCCGGAATACTCGTAGGTCTTGACCTGGCCTGCCGGGGTTGTCTCGTTCGCGACCTGGACACGCCAGCCCAGCCTGGGTGGCATGTACTCCCAAATAGCCGTGGTCGCACCCGTTGCCCACCAGCGGGCCAGGCGGTTCTGGTTCGCCCCGGCCCCGGTGAAAATGTAAGTATCACCCTCGGCCTGGCCGCTAGTCGGCAGCGTGGCGACGCGCCCCTTGACGACCGGCTGCCTCAGAAAGTCATCCCATCGCCACATCCGAATCAGATCGCTGTAATGCCCTTCTCCCGGCAGGCCGTTGATCAATAGGCCGGTGTTAGGCCCCATATAGAGAGTCATGCGGAAACGCCTCCAAGGTCTTCGCCCAAGCGGAAGCCCAGGCCGTGTCGTTCGATGGTGATGTCGTGTTGCTGCCAGGATTGGATGCCGTCGCGGACGCTGCGCAGGACTAGGCGCACGTCCTGGAGCGGGCCGTCAGCGATGTCTTCGGCCAGCGGATAGGACCAGTTACTGGATGTGAGGCCGGCATAGGTGCGCTTCAGCGTCGTGCCGCTGTAGACCTGGAGCGTCACCGTCGCCCCATCTTCGGGCCCGATGTTGCCGACCGTGGTATCGATCAACTGGTCGGCCTGGCCGATCCGGTCGCGCTTCGCCCAGCTCACCGACAGCGCCCCGTAGACCTTGGCCGGGTACGCGCTGCCGTTGATGCGAAACTGGCCTGGCGGGTATGGCTTACCTTGGCGCCCGGTCAGCGTCAGGCTGTCGGTAGCGGCCAGCGCCGGGGCCAACTGGCCCTCGCTGGTGTTGGTCAGCAGCCGGGCCTGAAGCGTCACGCCCTGGCTGTAGACCGTCTCGTCCACCGCTTCGAACGTGTCGTAGAACCAGACCCGAGCCCCGGCCAAGTGCTTGGCCGGCACGGTATCGGCGCAGCCGCGCGCCAGGGTGACGGTGCCACTGGCATAGTTAACCGCATCGACCCGGACTATCTCGTCGTCCACCACAGCGGCCTGGCCGACAGTGACGTCCTCCAGCCGGGTGGCGTTGGTCAGCGTGACCACGTTCGGCCCGGCCGCCAGCGGCAGCTCGGCGGCGAGTAGCCCGGTCGGGCACCAGTCGCCGGTTCCGCGATCCACGAACGCGCCAGAACTGCCGACGCGGTCGGTCAAGGTGTAGCTCTGCGACAAGCTTGTCGGCGCCTCGGCCAGCGCAGCGAGGTAGGATGCGGACACGTCCAGGAGCTGGAGATTCGCCGGATCGATCACGCCGGCCAGTTCGCGATATGGCGCCTCGATCAGTCGGCGCACAGTGATCGCCCGAGGCGTCCGGTCGGGCGGAATCCAGCCCGGTGGCGGTGGCGCCACGCCGGTTGTCGCCGGCAGATTAAACTGGTCCTGGACGACGGTCAGGGTGATCTTGCCGTCGCCGAGGAAGTTGTCCTCGATCCGGCCGACCCTGACGACGGTTTCGGGGATGCCGCGCCGGGTCGAACGGATGCGGAACGGCTGGCCTGGGTTCAGGCTACGGGCACGGCGGTCGAATACGCCCTTATAGCGCTTCAGGCCGGTGGTCTTCAGACGCATTTCCCGCTCACCGACTCGCCCGGCCAGCTCGCCGGTCGGCACGCCCAAGAACTCGATTTCTTCAGACGACCGCCGCCCCTGCGACGCGGCGACCGCATTGTTGTTGACGATGATTTGGCGCTGCGCCCCGTCGATCTGGTCGATGTACTTGACGATAAGCTGGCTCGGCGCGAGCGACGTCGAGCCGGTCTTCTCTTGCGTGATCTCCAGGAGGCCGCTGTCTTCGTCGAACAGCGGCAGGTCAGCAACGTTGTAGTCGTCCCGCAGGAGGCGGATGCTGATCTGCCCGGTCTGGCGGTTCGGGTAAACCTCGGCCCCGATGTGCGATTTCACCGTTTCGCAGAAGTTCTTGAAGCTGTCGGACCGGGTCCACTCAAAGCACAGCCCGAAGCCTTCGGCATACAACGTGTCGGCAGCAGCCCGCCAGCTCGCCTCGTCCATTCTTGTGCGGGCCAGCCCCCGGAAGTCCCGGCCGGTGTAGACGAGATAAAGGATGTGCGCCGGGTTCATCGCCTTGATCTGACCGTCCGCTAGCCAGATGAACTGCTTTTCGGGATACCAGGGATTGCCGTCCCACAGGCGGTTGCCGCCTCGGCGCAGAATCTCCCACTTCTTCGGGTACGGGTTAACCGAAGTCACCAGGCCGGAATAGAAGCACGTGGTAACGCCCCGGAATGCCGGCACCAGGCCGCCGAGCATCGCCGCCAAGCGCGGCAGGACGCCCTGGTCTTCGTCGCCGAATAGGACATCCAGCGTCCCGTCGAGCCCGCCTTCGCCCTTGTCACCGCCGAACAGCTCAGGCGCATTGATGCGGACCTGTCCATTGCTGGTGATTGACCCTTTCCATGCAGTCTTACCACTCGCCCGGATGGCACAGACTTCATCGACCTTCTTGCCCAGGGCGAAATGGATGTCGAAGTAGTAGCGCCACCCGACCGTCTGAGCCTTGGGTTTAGCGCCCATCAGCCACCTCCCGGCGCGCGTGCTCAACCAGTTTGAGCGCGAGCGCGTCGCCAGTCGCGATCAACAGATCAGCGTCGATGCCGTCCTGCAAGAACGCCATCCAGTCCAGACCGTGGCGCTTGAAGAATTCCCGCGCCCGGCCGTGGCAGTAGCCCTGCCGGGTCGTCCAAGTCGGGACGGTGTGCAGGTGCTGTACAGTCACGATCATTTCTTGCTCGCCTTGGTTTTGATGGCCTTCATGCGGCGGCGCTCTACCGTCAGCACCATCCACGACTTCGACCAGCACTGGCCGAACACCACCGTTTGATCTTCCCCTTCCTCGCATAGCGGGAAGTCAGCGGCATCGAACGCCGCAGGCTTGGGCTTCTTCGTCTTAGGTGCCAGCGCACTAGACAGGACATATGACGCAACTAGGATTGCAATGTTGATCCACATATCTATCTCACCAGACCTGGTCGCCATCGAACGGCGACTTGCCTTGCATCGCGTTAAACCCCCTGAAGTTGGGGAGGTTGCTGAA